ATATGCTGGAGGGCCTGGCTGGTCATTAGTTCCAACCCAAAGAGATTCTGCTCTAGCTTGGTCAATGTATATTAATGCATTTCCAGAATATGCTGAGTCACTATTTACTACAGATATTATCTGAGCTATATCAGTAATAGCTTTTGATTGACTACCAATTGGAGTTGGTTGGAGTTGAGTAAAACCTATGTAAGCTCTAACATCTTCAAGAACAGCAATACCATAAGTTGTTTGATAATACGGCCAACGAACACTGAGGGCTACAACTTTTTGAAAACCTTCTTTAATAAAACCGTTAATCAAGTCAAGTTGAATATCAACGTTTTCAGTTGTACCGATTTCTAAGTCAGATAATTGCGCAACAAAACTGCGCATCTGTGCAAGTGTTAGGTTTGCATTTTGAAAAGGTATAGCCATTTAATAATCCTATTCTTTAGACTTCTTAGCTTGTTGATTTAAATGACCAATGCAATATTCAGTCTTCTTTGCTTGCGGAGCTCTACAACGCATTTCTGTTTTTGGATTAACATGTATGCAAGTTGGAATTGGTGGAACATACTCAACACCAGATGGTGGAGCTAGTTCTACAGTTGCATTAACAAAACCTACCATAATATTTGCTGGTTCAATACCAGGCATGTTGCCGTATCTCTCGGCTCCTACTGGTGTGTGTATTTTATATGCGAATTCTTTTGTCATTATTACTCCCTCGTAAAATATTTATTTATTTATCAGTTTTTTTTGGTCTTGCTTCTTTTTTGCGACCAGAAACTTCTTGCATACTTCCTTTTTTAGAGGAAAGCATTTGGGAATAATTTGTATTCTTTTTCTTTTTTTTCATATTATTCTCTTTCAATTACTTAGTGTTATTAAAGATATGCCGCCAGAGGAATACACCCCTGGCGGCACACCCTAGTCAGCTAAATTATGGCTGTGCTGGCCAGTCAATGCGACTCCACTCACAAGATGAGTAAAGTGCGTTAACTGTAATTGTGCTGTCTGCATCTTTGATACCGTTAACAATCAAAGTACCATCTGCTGAAGGTGTAACTACACCCTCAAGAATTGCAATGTTTCCAGCTGTTGCTAACGCATTACCAGTACCTGGGCTTGATGCTGCACCAATTACACCAACTGAAGTTGTTACCAAAGTTGATGAAGCTGATGTAGCTTGAGTTACCTGGTAAGCAATTTGAGTTGCTGCAGGACCGTTAACGGCCCAAGCTGAACCCGCAGTTGTTGCACCACAAGTGTAAGATACAATAAACTTAAACTTGTAGGTTTCTCCAGCTGCTACATAAAAGGACAAGCCTGTTATTGGGGTGTTTGTTGCTGCTACTGATACGTCCGATGGAAGTGTTACTACTCTTGGAACTATGAATTTATTTGTTGTTGCCATGATTATTACCTATTCTCTCTAATCAATCATGTTGATTGAAATTGTTGTTTGTTTGTTTTTTTTATTAAATAGCTGGCACTGGGAGAGTCACCCGAAGGATGGCAACCTTTCAACTCCCAGTACCAACTACATCTTTTGCTTATTAAGCGTCAGCTAACAAGTAGCCTTGACGTGCACGGTTTGAACAGGTCAATTCACCATAAGCCATTACGAGAGCGTAACGGGCGTCAACGCCTGCTACAGTTCCGTTTTGGAAGTCGGTGGTATTGAACCAGTGGCCGTTCATGCCGGTCAACTTGAGGTACTTGCTGTTAAGGAAGTACATTGGTGCTGAAGTTGCATCAGCTGCTATGGCAAGGTCAAACACAAGTGGTGTTTGCTTGAACATCAAGTTCTGGAAACCAGCATTTGCTTTTGCAACGTCTTGGTAACGCACGTTTGCTGTCAACAATGACTCGTACTTTTCAAACAGGTTAGTGTTTGTAAGAATCAAGTCAGGAACATCGCTGCCCTTTGATATCTGGTTGTAAACATTACCCATGTCAGCTTGTGACAAGGTTGATGCTGATACGTCCTGGAATGGATTCCACCAAGTGTTGCTCGATGCATCAATGCCACCAACCGTGTTATTCACAGTTGCTACGATGTTGCCAAGACCGTTAAAGTCTTTGCTACCGTTGCCAGTACCATCGCTGTAAAGCATGGTGTTAAGGCTTGACTTGAGTGACTCTTCTGCCTGCATAATCTTTGCATTCAAAAGCTTGATGATTGCCTCGGTGCCACGGTTCTTGGATTCTTCGATACCGCTGATTGCGATAGAAGCAGCCATCTGCTTCCACTGGTACTCAGCAGCTGTGATTCCGTCTTGTGGGGTGAGGTCAATCGCATCATACCCTGAGTACGAACCAACAGTGTTGTTGACTGCGTACATCAATGGCTCTACGATTGAGGTACCACCCTCTTCAACTTGGACTCTGCCCTTGCTGTTGAGGTGGTTAAGAAGGACAAGGTCCTTGAAAATGTTGTCGACCAACGTCGGCTGATAATTTTGCAGCGTAGTAGACAACAGTGCATTAAAGTCGGGATTTCCGGCCATTTTAATATCTCCTGTTTGTTTAGAGGTTTAGTGCTCTCTTAGCATTTTCAAATGCTTCGAAAACTGATTTAGGTTGTGCAGTTTGTGTGGTGACTGGTGATTTTGCTGCAGTGCCGCCAGAGACTATTGCCGCTGAACGCTTAGACTGAAGCCTAGCCTGTTCTTCTGAAAGCTTTTTAGTAGCTTCCGAAGCCTTAGAGTAAACCTTATCAAAAGTAATCTGTTTAAAGATTGATTCTAAATCGGTTGAACCCGTTGCTAAAGCTTTTGCTACAACTTCATCTGCATCAAAATCTTCACCATACTTGCTCTGCAATGTATCGATAGTTCTAGTCAACTCATCCATAGCTTTTGATTGCTCGAAAGCTGCAATGCGCTGCTCTAACTGTCGAAGTTGCTGTTCAGCTGGGTCTAACCACTCTTCCTCTTGAGGTTGGGTAGCTACACCGTATTGCTGATTCAACAACTGCAAGGTAGCAGCTGGGTCACTTTGCAGGGCTTCCTGGAGTGCACTAGCGTACTGGACTTGCTTTCTTTGCTCACTGAGCTCTTGTGTCTTGCGGGTATAATCCGCCTGACGCTGATACCCAGCTAGAGCCTCCTTTACTGGAACTACTACTTCTTCGCCATCTACTTGGAGCTTGATGACCTTGTCGGCAATCTCTGTATAGTCGAATAATTCTTGTTCTTGTTCTGGAGTTTCTGCTTGTACCTCAACCTCTTCTCCAACTTGTCCACTTGCAATGGGGTTAGTTTCGTCGTCAATTGTACTAGCAATATTTATTTCTTCATTACTCATTTGGAATCCTCATCCTTCTAATTGGTTGTTCCGTGTATCTATCTATTATATAGATAGTTTATTACATTACTGTAAATCTATTGTTGTGCAGCCAATAATGCTTGTAATATTTCAGGCGGCAATCCTTGTAAAGCAGCTGCTGGATTTGCTCCAACTTGTGGTGCAGGTCCTTGAATTGGTGCTCCAGGTATCATGCCAGGTGGTAGCTGTGGTGGCATACCTTGCATCATCTCTGGTGGGATGCCTTCCATACCCGGAGGCATACCTTGCATCATCTCTGGTGGCATACCTTGCATTTCTGGTGGCATTGGTGGAGCTTCTGGTGCTGGTGGTGGCTCTGGAGACTTTAAGAATGAACTTGCATTCTTTACTCCAAATCCAGTTGCTAAAACATATTCAGCTAGCTTTTCTAAATTAACTAGACCAGCTTGAGCAAATGGTTGCATTGCTGAAACTATCTGAAGTGCCATATCTCTGCGGAAAGCTTCGTTTCTTGGGGCAGTTGAACCTGCCTCAACATTAAAGTCAAACTCACCAGATATATAATCTTTATCAAATGTTAACCACATAGGAGCAGATTCTGTTCCTACTATTCTTACAGTCTGCTCACCAGTTAAATACTGCTGAGCTAGCATTATAAGATTAGAAGCACATCTAGCTATAGCATTTTCAATAGACACAAGCTTTTCAGCCACTCTAGCATTACCAGCTTCAGCAATGATTGATGCTTCGCGGGCAGTTCTAGTTGTTTCTGGGATTGCACCACGCTGGTACTCTGAGACGCCTGACACACGGTCAATGTCATTTTGAATTAAAGTTGACTGATTATAAAATTCAGGTGGGTTAATCAAGGCCGGCATTGGAACAACAACGTTATTTAAATTCTCGTTACCCTTAACAGGAACGATTACGTTGTCATCATCAGATGCCAAAGCTTGACGACCATCATCATCAAATGCTGATTCATTAAACAACCACTTGCGTGAGTAACGCTTTCTGTGGTTCATCATCTGTGTACGAGTTTCGTTTAATTCGTACTGCAATGGTTCAATTGCTTCTAGTTCACCCATTGGATAAAAGAATCCAGGGATTTCATAGTTGCGTAACATAAAGAATGGATGACCAAATGCGTATGGCATCTTAACTGGTTTAATTAAGAACTTGTCTCCACTGTCTGCAAACACGCACATCTCACCAGTATCAATATTATAATATTCATAAATGTCGCAATATGCTTCATCTGGGTTAGTAGGATTATAAGTATTAGTTACTGTTATGTCACCATATTTTTGATAAGAAGATGGACTTAATTCTTTTCTTGCGGCGGCATCATAACGCTTATCTTCTTTTGCATCCTTTAAAGGACGACGAGTACGTTGTGCAATCCAACGAATGTCATTCATGCTTACAGCATCAACGTCAACATACATATCAAATGGGTCAACGCGCTCTAAGAATGGACGGTCTTCTCTAATAATTATTTGAGATTCAACATCATCAGTAGTTTCTGGGCCGGCAGCTTCATCAGCAGTATCTTGAATATCATCGAGTTTTGCTTCTTCAACGAAACGATAACCAGTCTTAACCCAACCATGACCAATAATTAAATAGTCTTTAACTGCGCGCTGAAACTCTGGTTGGCATTCGTAATGCTGCCACCAATAGTTAATGATAGATTCAGTTACTACAGCTTTGTCACCGTCTTCTGGTCTACGTGCATTAACGTTAATCTTTGGGCGACCAATAGAAACAGCTGGAGCTAATGTATTGATGGTTGAAAAAGCAATGTTAACAAGGAGTCTGTCACCTTGTAAATAACCACGGTAGTGCCTACCACGATAAAGGTTAATAAGTCTTTGCCAAAGATTGTCATAGTTTTCATTCTTGCGCCAGTTTCTAGAGTAATCAACTTTTTTTCTATAGCTTGATAATTTATCATAATTACTTTGTCTTGCCATGTTAGCAGTCCCACTTCTTTAATGCCAACGCTTTACGTGTTGGTCTTCCTTTTGCATCCTTCATTGGTCCTGGATTTCCTTCCATCCTAGCGCAAAAAGATTTTCTTCTTGCTGCGGCCTTTGGTGACTTAGCTGCCTGCTTAGCGGTAACTGGTGGCTTTAGATTCATACCTTGAGCTTTTGCGGATGCGCGGCCTTTAGCATTAAGTCCACCTGTAGGACTCTTACCTTCTTTTCTTTGCCATGCAGGAGTCTTAGCCATTATTTCTTTTTCCTCGCAGCTTTCATATTATCAACTAAATTTGGGTAAGGTCTACCTGCAGCTTTAGCAGAAGCTTTAGCTGAAGCTTTTTGTGCAGGTGTGAGTTTCTTTGGTGCGCCTAAAGATTTAGGACGTGCCTTTTCCCATACTGGTTTACTTTTTTTTGCCGCCATTTTTCTTCTTCTTTCTAGGAGTATAATTCTTAGTTGTTGTAGAAGGTAATGCTGGATATTTTGGATTACCTGGCATTGGTATTCGAAACTGCTGTAACAACAAGGTCTACGCTACCAACAAAACCAGCTTCTGATTTTACAACTAATGTAGTTAGACCAGCAACTGGAACTCTAGCAGTCCATACTTCAGCCGATGGACTTGAACCAGCTTCTGAAGTAACTGCAGTTGTCCAGTTTGTGCTATCCAACTCTTGTACTGCAATAGCGGTATATGCTGTTCCTGTGTTGGTTGCATAGAAGGCTATACTTCCATCCCATATGCCAGAAAGTCTAATGACTGCATCTGAATAATCTGCAACATTGAAAGTTCTTTCAACTGAAGCACTTGTTAGTGTTGATGTATAAGTTTGCATTATTTACCTTTTACTTTCTTAAGATTTGGATTCTTTCTTTTTGCGGCAGGTGATGCCTTGCGTGAAGCATTTGCAAGTATTGCCCCTGCAGACTCCATGCTATAGTTGCCCTTCTTAGCAATTTGCTTTTGAGCTGCTTTAAAGCCCATTCCTTTTTTAGCTTTCATTACTTGCCTGACTTTGGAACCAATTTATATTTTGGAGGATTGCTCATCAAAGTAAGTACCGTATAACCATCTGGAATATTCTTAGGATATTTTGTTGAACCACTTCCACCTTGGTACTGACGGTCCACTGGCTTTCCACCTTCTGCAGGACCTTTTTTGCGACCTGGATTATTTTGTGGCTTAGGTGCCTTTAGTGTTGGTGGAGCTGGTGGTGGTGGAGCTGACTTCATTGCTTTACCTATTGGCTTTCCAGAATCAGAACCTTGAGCAGATTGAAATGCTTTGCCCATTGGGCTATTCATTACTTCTGTAGCTCTGTTTACTTTCTTACCCAATACTGGTTTCTTAGCCATTATTTTTTTCCTTTTTTCTTAGAAGCCTGTGAACCTGCACCTGTGTACTTCTTTGTTATAACACCTTTGACAGAAGGTGATAATCTGCTACTAGTTTCTTTAAATGAAGCATCTGGACTAAGTTGTGCCTTTATTATTTCTACTTGGTTCTTATAATTTTTCTTACTGAACGGGTTGTTTCCTACCTTAACAGTCTTGCGAACTGTATCTGTCTCAAATCCAGGAACTGCTTTTTTGCGAGCAGCATCTGTCTTTATTCTTTTAGCAAGATTTTCTGTAGCAGAACCTCTGTTTGCTTGTCCTGTCATACGAGAAGATTGAGCTCTTCTTGCTTGAGGCGACGCACCAGGACCTGGATAGTCAATAGGACCCTTTGCTGCCTTGTATGCTTCGGCCACTGTTGGCTTCTTTGAATTTTTCTTACTTGCCATCTTTTTTTCCTACTTTCTTTAATACTTCTAGTCGTTGTTTAGCTGTAGCTAATCTTTTTTCTGCTTTGGTTACTTCTTTTTTAGCTGCTTTAGTAGCTGGTACTTCTATCTTTTTACCTTTAGTTACTTTTCCTGTTTTAATTTTAGGATATGATTTTATTTCTTTCTTCATCTTTTGTCCTTTAGATGCCAATCAATATGTCCGTCTAGTTTGTCAGCAATCTTGTCTATCTTGCCGGCTAGAACGCCGTGTTGTTCACTGCTCTCTTTTCTAAACGATTGTATTAATACAACCATTGGTCCACCTATAATAGCAACAGCTACTGGCACCAACCACTCCATCAGATTAACTCTTTACGACTTGATACTTTTTCAACGTTAGGCATTGCTTCATACATTCTTTGAGTCTCTCTAATGGTTGTATCATTCCATGTAGACTTGCCATAACTTGCTCCCCTGAACCCAAACTTGATGCCTTTGATGTGGCAGCTAAAGCAAATACCACGTTTGATATCATTCTCTTCTGAAATTTCTTTGGAACAATCCAAACAGTGCATAAAAACTCCTATATAAGTATAGTTCACTCGTTACATTATATCAGTAACTATTGAATTCACCTATCCAATAACGCTCTTTAGTCTTAATTGGCTTATGTAGCTTCTTTTCAAAGTAATTCATGGTTCCCCATGGAGAGTCAGTTTTAGGCTTATACTCTGGCAGCCAAACGTACTTAAGCATCTGGTTGGCAATAGCCAAAGACATTACTCGGTCGTCGTGCGGGGAGCCGTGCGTAGAGCCATTGTCATCACGGACAAAGGTCTTAAGTTCAGCTATCGTATATTCACATCGTAGGTCTAATGCACCATCTCTTAGATTGGCATTCAATTCGTCTATAGCTAAAGGCTTAGTCAAGGTTGTTGTGCGCCAACCCAATGCCTCTGTGGCTTCAGCGTGGCGTTGGTTTAATCTACGCTGTCTATAAAGATTAATATAATTAGCTTTATTTAAAGCAGTTAAAGTTGTTAAACCGTGGTTATTAGACTCAACTCCTATTAAAGCTTCATTATAAAAGAACCCCAATGCATAAAGAACTTCTTCGCCAAACTTGTCTGGGTCAATATGACCATGCCAGTGGGCAACTATAAGACCAGACTTAGCATCAATAACATGAGCGGTAGAATAGTCACCCCTAGCCAATCCTTCGGCCACGTCAGCTCCAATAGCATAAACAGCTCCTGCCTGTGGTGTTTGCCATACGGAGAGCGGTCCACCGGAGGACTCAAACATATAAGAGTTTCGAACATCAGAGAGTTTTTTATTAAAACCTTTCTTAGGGGTTGTTGTAATAAATCTATTTAAAGCGTCAATGTCAAATACTGGTCTGCCAGAACGAATGAATGCTTCTTCTGGATTAGATGGGTACTCTTGGTGTAGTTGCCATATTGGTAGTTCTGCGGCTTGCGCGTCATACCAGGCTTGGTCACGACCAGATGCTGACCATGGAAAGAAGATTCCACGGAAACGATTAGTCCCAGTCTGCGACCCATGCCATAAATTAAAGAATATATTACCTTCACCCTTGGCAGTAGACAAGCAGATAACACGACCACCTACGTCAGCAATTGGCTCGATTGATGCCCAGGCTTCCTCAGGATTAGGCAAAAAAGCCATCTCGTCGATTATAGCCAGATACACTGATTCACCTCTAGCAGGCTCGTTAGCAGATGGCATTGATTCAATTACAGAGTCATTACTAAAGGACATCTTAAGAACGTTATTTTGTAATAGTTCAGGACCAGACAATCTCATCCAGTCAGGTATAAATTTATAAATATACTTAGCCTTTTGTAAAAGCTTTGTAGCTTCACGTTCAGTCTTTGAAAGCATAACCACAAATCTGTCTGGCCAAAAGAAAGTAATCCAGAAAGCATATGCTGCAGCCAAAGTGGAGAATCCAATCTGACGTGCCTTTAATACTATTGTATATCTATCACTTAACCATGCTTTAACAGTTTCTTTTTGCGCGTCCCTTAAAACAAAAGCAATACGTCCTTGGTTAGGGTGTTTAATATAAGCATAGTTTTCACAGAAGAAAGCAAATGCTTCTGCTAGTTCTGCTGGTGTTGCGTTCTCTGGCCCACGGCACTTACGAAAGTTCCACTCATTAAGTAAACTATTTAGTTCCACGCCAAAACTCCAATCCCGAATAACGCTGTATTGTTTCTGGCAAGAACACGTCTTCTGGTTTGCGTGATTTCTTTTCTAACTTTGGTCTTACTTTGTGTAGATTCTTAATCCCTGTAAGACTGTTTTCAGAGATACCTGAGCTGTCTTCAATGTTCTGATATTCATGATTGTATTGCGGAATTTCCAAGTATTCATATATTTTATTAATTTCCTTCTGTGGATTGGTGGTTAAGTCATCATACTCAACAAAGTGAAACAAGTGTCTATATTCTGGATTCATTGCATGTTTCATATTATTTAAGCATCTCATTATATCATTACCAAACTTCATTAGCCAATCTGCTCTGCGGTCAGCCATTGGTTTATCTGGAAATGTTTCTAATAAAACTTCTTTGTCCATTAAAGCATTTTGCTGCGAATCAGGATGAGCATTAATGATTGTGTCAAATGAAACTAATATATCAAGTATATCTCTTACTGGACATATTATTTTAATATTTTGATTTATATAACGATAAGCTACTTCTACGCCATTGGCTGATGTCCAATTAAGGTTCTTATCAATGATGTAGTTAGCTTGTTTATCATAATAAAAGTTTTGTGGTATTGCGGCAATTGCATTAGATATTGCGTTGCCTCTGTCATAGTCTTTATGTTCAAATGAATCAAATGTTTGTGTAGCATTAATCATCATTTGTAACATTGGACTTGCCGGCGAAACCCACAAGTCTGGATTTTGATTTAAGATTGAACTAAGTACTGTTGCACCTGAGCGTTGAAGCCCAGCTAAAAAAAATATTTCCTTCATTTATTTTCCTTCGTTATTTAATTATGCGTTTGTTGCCATTATATACCAGTTGGTACCATCATACACTATAGTGCTAAATCTTCCACTGTTTGCAGAATTAATATCTGTTTGTGCTGCGCCACCATTGTGTGGAATAACATTACTTGATGCCGATATAACTTTATGGTTTACATGGTTTATAAATGTTACTGCGCGTCCAATATATTCTGAACCAGATGGTAAAGTTACAGTTAAGTTACTGGTTTTAGTATTTACAATATAGTTTTCTGTATCAGCTAAAGTAAAGTCTGCATTCTTTTCTACTGGTGCAGTAGATGCATAGTATTCAGAAACTTTAGCATAACCTGTTACTGATGCGCGGTTTGTGTCAATGTCAAATCCAACACCAGGAACTCTAAAGTTTGTAACTGAAGCGTTACCTAATGTTATTTGATTAGATACAGATGCAGATGTTGCTGCTGCGTTATAACCAAGAATAATATTATTAGAACCAGTTGTTAAGTTATTAGTTCCGCTGTTTCCAGAGTTGTAACCAATTGCTACGTTATTAGAACCACTAGAAATATTATAGCCAGCGTTGTAACCAAGTGATGTGTTTCCAGCGCCAGCTTGATTATCCCATGAAGAGTAGGCACCTATTGCAGTGTTGTAGTTTCCACTACTTCCACTAAAGTAATAAGTATTACCTGAATCCCATCTTGATAATGCGGCGAATCCAATTGCGGTGTTACCGTTACCAGCAGTGGAGTTATAATATGACCATACACCAACTGCTACGTTTTCATTACCAGTTGCATTGCAATAACCTGCAACGCTTCCAATACCTACGTTTCTAATTCCATTACTTAAACCTAATGCATAGCGACCAATTGCTAAGCTTCTTTCAGCAGTTGTTGAATAAGCCATTGCATAATAACCAACAGCCATGTTTCTTTCGCCAGTTGTTAAAGCTTTTAATGCTCCAGTACCAATTGCAAAGTTAGCTAAAAGACCAGTTGTAGATAATGTTGAATTTAGTAATGCGTTATTACCAATGGCAAAGTTTTGACTAGAATCTGTAATCTTCTGTAATGCAGTAGAGCCAATTGCAAAGTTATTAGTGCCAGTAGTTAAATCTTTTAATGCACCAGTACCAATAGCAAGGTTATTGTTACCAGTTGTATTATCTTCTAGTGCAGTTCCTCCTATTGCAACGTTATTAAAACCAGTAGTATTATATCGCAATGCAGAGTTTCCAACTGCAACGTTGCTATTACCACTTATATTACTAACCAATAGCAACGTTAAAGTTAGGCGTTGCAGCATCAGAAAATGCCGAGTTACCAATTGCTATGTTGTTGCCTCCAGTAGTAAGACTTTCTCCTGCATTAGCACCAAAAAGCAAGTTATTGCTTCCAGTTGTAATTAATAATCCAGAATTAGAACCAACTACTGTATTACTATCACCAGTAGTTACATCACGTAATGCATTAGCACCGATAGCAGTATTGAATTGTGCGTTAGCTGGACCTGTCGGGCCAGTTGCTTGGTTACCAGCACCAACACCAAGTGCAGTGCTAAAGTTTGGTGTATCATTAGTATATACGTTGATGACTTCTAGTGTGCCGTCACCTCTAACAAAGTCAGATGAAGTTCCACCTCTTGTTACAAATTTATTTGCATTAATTTCAAGAAATTCTGCATCAATTGTTGAAGCTGTTGCTCCCGTAAAAAGTGAAGTAGCATAATCTAATTGAACGTTTGATATTGAATAGGTTCCAGCAGTTACATTTATTGGTTTTAATGCACTTCCCGTGGAATTATTAACAACAACATTAGCTAAATTTAATAAAGTTCCAGCACTTGTTATTGTATAAGTTCCTGTTCCAAACGTTGCAGAAGACCCAATAAACAAACTGCCTAAAGTATTAACTGGGTTAACAACAACTTTGCAACTGAATATAACAGTAGTAGCAGAAGAATTGTTATTGGTTAATGAAAATAGGTTTACTAATTCGTTAAAACGAACAAGTCCCGCACCAGTTATTGATGCTGAAGTGTTAATGTTTCCACCATTCATAATAATGCTGGCTGAACCTGATTTAGCAAAAGTAGTTATTTCACAGTTAGTTATTATAGAAGAACTACTGCTGGAATGAGTAAAGGTTCCAAGACTGCAATTACTAAAGTTTACCCCTGCTGTACCAGAAACTGTAGTTGTTGAAATGCCCATTGCATTAACTCTACAATTGGTTGCGCCTGTTGCAATTGTAAGTGTTCCAGTAATGTTTGTATTGGAGTTAATATTATTAACACTATTCAATGTTACGTTTGCAGCAGCTATTGTTGGACTTTCTGCATACGTTCCAGGATGAACCATGATGTTAAGCTTTGGGCTTGAAATTTCTGTTATAGCTTTACCTATTGTTGCATATGGTTTAAGTAATGTACCATCGCCAGTTGTATCACTGCCATCATTAGCTGATACATGAATTTCATTAGTAAAAACAGTAGATGAAGGACCAGTAGGACCCGTAGGACCTATATCACCCGTAGGTCCTGTCGGGCCAGTCACCGTGGAAGCCGCGCCTGTAGGACCTGTCGGTCCTGTCACCGTGGAAGCATCTCCTGTCGGGCCTGTAGGTCCCGTAGCACCAACTGCGCCAGTAGGGCCTGTCGGTCCGGTTACAGTAGAAGCATCACCCGTAGGGCCTGTAGGGCCTGTAGGTCCTGTAGAACCAACTGCACCAGTCGGTCCTGTCGGGCCAGTCACAGTGGAAGCATCTCCTGTCGGACCTGTCGGACCTGTACTTCCTTGTGCACCTGTAGGGCCCGTAGGACCTGTAGGGCCAGTCGAGCCCACAAAACTAAAAGCTAAAGTTAGTGAACTGTTGTTAGCAAAAGCTGCACCAGTTGAAGAAACAAGAGTTAAACCAGTTATATCTAAATAACCACTTTGTTGTGTGTAACCAGTTAATCTCCATGTTTGTGTTTGTATGCCTCCTGCACCAGACAAAACAAATTGATATGCGCCACCGTCAATAAAGTTTTTTATAAAAGTACTAGCAAAACCAAATAAACTATAATCATCAACGCTAATAGTTGTTGCAGAGTTTTGTGTTACGTTATTCCAAAGAAGTTTTCCAAAACCAGGGTCACCAGAAGTTGCACTAGTATTAGCTCTATAGGGTAATGTTGTAGTTGTACTTGATAATGCATAATCTTGAAAAAATACTGGTTCATCGTTTGCATAGTTTGTTGTACCAGTACCAGCGCTAACTAATAACCCTACATCATATTCTACGTATGTTGAATAATATGTAGCACCTGTAATAACCCAATTTTGAAAGTTATAGTTTGTTGATGGATTGAAATCTTGGTCAGTTATTGAAACTCTACCAGCAATAACATTAGTAAAAACAGATGCTAGGTTATTTCCTGCAGCATCTGTGAGGCTAATAAATATTTTTGTTGCAGAAACTTGAGTTGCATTGTTATATGTAATATAACCAGAACCTGGGTCACCAGAAGTAGAAGAAGTTTTTATTTTGTAGTTAAGCAGTAGTTGAGAAACACCTAGTGGTCCAGTCGGGCCTGTGGCACCTGTCGGACCCGTTGCGCCTGTCGGGCCCGTTGCGCCTGTCGGGCCTGTAACAGTAGAGGCTGCTCCTGTCGGTCCAGTCGGGCCTATATCACCTGTGGGACCCGTAGGGCCGGTTACAGTTGATGCTGCTCCAGTAGGGCCGGTCGGGCCTGTAACAGTGGAAGCTGCGCCTGTAGGGCCTGTAGGGCCGGTTACAGTAGAAGCGGCACCTGTGGCGCCTGTTGGTCCGGTCGGGCCAGTCGCTCCTGTCGGTCCCGTAACCGTAGATGCTGCACCTGTGGCGCCCGTCGGTCCCGTCACACCTGTGGCACCTGTCGGTCCGGTTACAGTTGATGCTGCTCCCGTAGGGCCCGTAGGACCGGTTATGGTTGAGGCTGCGCCCGTAGGACCTGTCGGTCCGGTTACGGTAGATGCTGCACCGGTGGGGCCAGTAGGGCCGGTATCACCCGTCGGACCTGTAAATCCTGTCGGGCCTGTAACGGTTGACGCTGCGCCCGTGGGTCCCGTGGGTCCCGTAAAGCCTGTAGGGCCTGTCGGACCAGTAGAACCCGTAGGACCTATCGGTCCAGTTGCGCCCGTAGGACCTGTCGGTCCCGTTACTGTAGAGGCAGCTCCTGTGGCACCCGTTGGTCCCGTAGGGCCTGCAGGGCCAGTAGGTCCCAAAGCTCCAGTCGGACCCGTTGATGTAGTTAAATACGGAAGTCCATTCCAGTTGGTAGTACCATCACCAATCTTAGCTTTGTTGGTATCATACTCATAACCAATTTCGCCGGCAAGCAAAATAGGATTGTTAGCAGTCCAGTTTGCAGCAGTGTCACGTCTTACTTGTACAACAACAGCCATTTAAAATCCCCTTGCATCGTAATCGAAATCTCTTCTTGTTTCAAACACATATTGAGATGTACCAAATGCCGTAGCAGCTGGAGTTAAAGACCCAGCCGTACCTGTGTTAGCATCAAAAGCACCTGCAGCAGTAGTAGTTGAAGTTAAAGCTGTACTATCTGCCTTAAGCAAATAGTGGAATTGAACACTTGATGAAGTGCCGCCATCAATCAAATCTTCTTGTTGGTGGTCTACCAATAGGTCAGACTGTTGCTTAGTAAGTTCTCTTTTAAGGGTGTTCATCATTCTAGACAGCAGCAAGTTGCTGTTGCCCTGAATGGTATTGTTACCCGGCGCACTCCAAACAGCTCTGATAACTACTCCTTATTCTTAATCTTTTGTTGTGTTATTTCAACTATCATAGCCTGAAGTTCGGCATCTGACAAATCTTTAACACTTGATTCAGTTTTAATATTAACAGTTTGAGCTTGCTGCAAAAAGCCAGTAGCCTTTAAATACAACTCGGCACTCTTAGTATCACCTGAGACACCCTTAATGTATAAGGCATCTAATAATGATTGAGTTCTTTCTGGCGATTCCGCTAGACCCTTGACCCCAATGGACCAACGCTCGATGAAATTTTTTTTCTTTTCCCATGTGCCCAAAGTATTAATATGGACTTCATGTTCTTCAGCCCAAGCCTTTTTGGTAGCTGGGGTTCTAGCATTTTCAGGTGTAAGCAGCCAGCTTAGGTATTCTTCTTGGGCATTGGTTAAGAAGAGTGCTTCGGTTCTTGACATGAAATCCTTATCCTTCGGGAAAAAAAGTGTTCTATATGTAAAGATATTCTGTTACATCATATAGATATCGGTGATATATCACAAGTATATCAGAAAAAGATTACAAAAAACTTGTTAATCCTGCTCTTGGTATGGTACTATATGGTTACTCGGGTTCTGCATAACAGGAAAACATGAATAACAAACAAATATTAAAGGTTGGTTATTCAAGGTAACTGTTACTAGTAACCACATTCAAGTAACCATTATAATCGAAGGAGATTAGAAATGCAAACATTTACAGGAACAATAGCCAAGGTGCCTACCGTTGGCGCAAAACAAATAACCTCAGCAATTAAAATAACAGAAGATAGTAAGCCAATACAGATAGTAGCTTTTAAGAACTATTGCCCAGTTCAAGTAACCACAGCATTAACCAGTATTAAAATTGGTGATAGCTTTTGCTTCATTGGCAGACAGAAGAAGAACCCTTCCACAGGTCAACAGGAAATTGTAGTAGAGAAGCTTGTAGAAACAAAGGATTTAAAATATGCCATTGACCCTAACCTTGATTTTATTATAGGTGGTCTGTCTTCCTTTAATAACAAGCCAATCAGCATATCAGAACCGCGCGAAGGATGTAAGCAATATTATACAGATGGTGATTTTTATTGGTATGAAGGTCATAAAGAGAAGTGCCCAACAAGTTTCTAATTTTTTTTTTATTATTGTTTTATTTGCTTAGGACAATATGAGGATGCTATACTGGTAGCCTCTTAGGAACGTCCTGAGAGACCTTAGAAGAGATTCTAGGGTTACATAATCAGTGATGATGAACTAAATAGTAACTTACTAGGTTGGGGACAACTTAGAGCTTTCGTGAGGAAAGGGCCAGGGATTAAGTTCTCTGGTCTTTTTCTTTTATTTAACAAGGAGATATTTGGCATGTTTGAATTAGAACCAGAACACAACTTGTGGGATGCTGAACACCCAGAGTGGTTTATATATGACGTAGAGTTGCTTAATGCTTGGTACTGGGAACAATGTGTAATAGAATTGGAAGGCTAGTACTTAAGCTTAACTAGGTACGGGGGTCTTGGGATTTTATAATAGTCCGTTTGTCCCTACATAGTACGGTACCCTTATGTAAATGGGTATACGGGGGGCCTGGGTGTAGGGGTGTGCCTGGGTGTATGTACATGGGTCTGGTAGCACACTGAGTATGATGAGGGTGCTTAGTGGTAGAGCTCATACATAAGAGAGGACCTAACCTGTTACTGGCCTAGTGGTGATATATCATAGGAATATTATCCTAGTCCTTGCACACCTTGACCATCCTGTGCTATACTATACGTGTCGGTGAGGGAATGACGCGGGGGGCTAGTTCTCTTGCCGGCATATAATACGAATATAATAGCTAAGCCATAATAAGACCCAGGATTGTACAGTATTCCTTCTGTATAGTCCTGGGTTTCTCCTTGTGTAGTAAGGGTTTTGTGGGGGAAAAGCTAAGAACTTGACACTGTCTAGTCCTCTATTCTTTAATTAAAGGATGCCCTATATGCAAAGCAGAGGTGTTCTATCTCTTATGCAGATACAAAGACCTGGATTTATCTTATATTATGATACTTGTATTGAACTTGTATACCTTGATTAAAGATAAGCACTTGAGCATTAGTCTCTCTATGAGTTCTTGTCTTATCACAATTATAATATTAAAAGATTGTTTGTTTTGCGGCGGCCAATCTTAATAAATCCAATGTAAATACAAAAGACCGAGACAACTGGAGTTCGTAGGGTCTGCAGTTGTCTCATTTTAAAACCTTACTCCCTACAAAAGGATATTATACTACTATGAAAACAGAACAAATTGAACAGATTGTTGCGGCGACCGACAATCTTATAGCACAATCAATCAGTGATGCAGTTGCTGAGCAGTTTAAGAAGCAAAATAAGGTTAAGCCTTCTATTAATACTAATATGATTATTGGTATTGTTATTGGTTTTATTTTAATTCTTGCTTTGTTTGCCGGCAATTCCAAACTAAACAATGTTGCTGATACTATCAAACAGGATAATGCTGGAACAGCTGCAGTAGTTACTGGAGCACTTACTGGCTTAGAAGGCACTATCGCAGCAGGTGATGCTGATATTATTGCTGGACTTGATGGTATTCAGACTGGTATTGGTGAGATTAAAGATTCAGTTGCTAAAATCCCGACCAAACCAGTAGTTATTACTAAGGCTCCTGTTACCACAAAACAACAGAAGTATAATAACTGTGTCAAATGGGTTGGGAATGCTAAACTCGATGCAGCAAACTCTAAAATCTATCTTGATGCTTGCTTGACTTGGATTAAGTAGTTTTAAACTTGTTAGTAGCATAGGTAATCGGCTTATGCTATTAACATTTTTTTTATAAGGCGTAGGTTAGTACTGCACCCAAAGGCAGGCGTTACTGTGAATGCTTTGGGGTTGGGTCGGTTGGCCCTTTTCCAGCCGAAGGCTGGTTCTAGTATAAATGCTTTCTAATGGTTCGGCGTCAACTTTTCTGAAAGTATTCTTAATTTGAATTATTGGTTTGTTTGTTGTCTTAGGTTTTTTTTTAAATGCTCTCTAATGGTTCGGCGTGAAAATGTTTAGAATGTATCCTAATTGTAAAATTAATATTAAAGTAATAAAATTGGATTTATTGTTCTTTGCGGCGGCCAATCACATTTAAAAGAATAGATTAGATTGTTACTTTCTGATATAATTGGTTACTATTACTTACAGGAGGATAATATGCCTAAAAAGAAGATTAAAGTTTGTGAGTCTTGCGGGAAACCAAAGGTAACTGAAGAGATGAACGCCTTTAAAGCAGTACAAGAAGTCATGCAGTATATTAGAATCAATGACAACAGTCCATACATGGTAGAAGAACTGCCACTCTACGAAGGGAAGATAGCATGAGTTTAAATGAAGTCGTTACATGGTTAGATTTATTTATTTTATTTAATACTTATTTGTTTGTTAGAATTATAGGGATGTTATTATCATGATTAATGAGATTGTATTTATGAGTGTTATGTTTGCGGCAATTGCAATAACTATTAAAGGTGTATGCGGGATTGCAGGGAAGTTAATTAAATGAACTATTTAAATTTAAATATACCTACGTTCCTTGCCTACCTTGACACAGGGTTCTTGTACAACGAGGAACCTAACCATAAGAATGATGCAGTGCCAGTTGAAGTATTTAATTTTACTTCTATACCACAACGCTGTGGTTTGTTTAGCGTCATGACTGAGTGGGGAACACAGCACGCAAGAGTGCCTATCCATTACCTACGCGCAACACCAGATGCTACAACAGCTTACCCATTGGACTGGTTGCAGCTTTGGGATAACATGTCATACTACGCAAGTGCCGGCATCTATGACTACCTGAAGAACAGAACAGCTATGATAATGTTAAAGGATAAGACCAGACACAAGGCTAAGTACATGTTTACTATTGACTGGTGCCTTGGACCACAATACCATGCAGGATATGGTGAGATGGCAGCAGGACACAAGTGTGCACACGTCTTTGAGGGTGAAGGTGGACAGTTCTTCATGCAGCCAAACAACAGAGTGCTGTGGTTAGATGGTGGTGCATGGATTAGTAAAGAGTTAACCAAGCCAGACTGGAAAGTCTTTGGCTTAGAGTTTAGCTGTGAATCTACTGGCTCACGTTGGGTATCAGAATCAGATGAAGAATTATATTTTTACGACTTTAAGGAAAAGCCATGAAAGTTGCAGTAGTCTCGATAGCTAAGAACGAAGAACAGTTTGTTAAACGATGGAAGGAATCTGCTCAAGATGCTGATGCATTATATATTCTTGATACTGGGAGCAGTGATAATACTGTTTCAATAGCTAAGGAGTTAGGAATCAATGTTCATGAAGCTGTTATTACACCTTGGCACTTTGCTAATGCTCGTAATCATCTTCTTGATTTATTGCCTGATGATGTAGATTGGATTATTAACTTAGACCTTGATGAAGTTTTGGTTGATGGTTGGCGCGCCGAACTGGAAAAGGTTCCTAACGATGGGTCAATCACTAGACCAAGATACAACTACACATGGTCGTGGAATCCAGATGGCACACCTGGACTTCAATACAATGGTGATAAGATTGTTCGTAGACATAGTCACCGCTGGAAGGGTGCCTGCCATGAGGTTAATATAACCCAACCAGGCTATGAAGAAAACCAAATCTTTTGTGGTGTTAAAATAGAACAGTATGCTGACAACAGTAAGCCACGCAGTTCATACCTACCTTTGCTAGCATTAGACGTTGAAGAGGACCCGCACAACGACCGTAACCGTCACTACTATGCTCGAGAGTTGTTCTTTCATGGGCAGATAGAGGAATCAATCAAGCATTTCAAGCATCATATCACCATGCCTGAAGCTAAATGGGATGCCGAACGCGCATGGTCAATGAGATACCTAGCTAAGATGATACCAGCTGAGCGTGAAGCATGGTTGCTTAGAGCATGTGCTGAGTATCCTCATGGTCGTGAGCCTTGGTTTGATTTGTGTCAATACTATTATGAGAAACAGAACTTTGCTGGTTCTTATTTTGCGGCCAACAAAGCATTAGATATTAAAGTAAAACAGGGATTATATCTTAATGAACCTGAACCATGGGGATGGAAACTACATGATGCGTTCGCTGTAGCAGCTTATAATCTTAATCAAGACTTTTATGCTTATGTGCATGGATGTATTGCTTTAGATTTAAATCCAACTGATGCTCGATTACAGAAGAACGTTGAGTTTTATACTGAGCGTGTTCCAGAACAATATAGAGCAAACTACAAAGAGATAGCAAAAACTATGGTGTCTCATGCACACTGAAGCAATGTTTCATATCTTTAAATCTTTCCACGATTGGAGAGATGGTAGAAGTCATTTAAGAGTATTAGATATTGGTTCACTTGATATCAATGGTAGTATGCGCCCCATCTTCTATCCCTTTGCCGAGAAGTACATTGGCATAGATACACAAGATGGACCAGGTGTAGACATTGTGACGGATGCCACAGAATATCTTAGTCCAGGCTATTTTGATGTCATCATATGTGCTGAGGTGTTTGAGCATACTCCTGATTGGAAAAAGATTATTAATAATTCTTATGTAAATTTAGTTGATGGCGGCATCTTTATCGCTACTATGGCAGGTGAGGGTAGATATCCACACTCGGCTATAGATGAGAACCCCATCAGAGAATGGGAACACTACTCAAACATAGGCTGGTGGGAACTAGAGCAAGCCTTGAAAGCCTTTAAAACAAAGGAAGTTAATGTACTTGGCACCGATACACGATGCTATGCAGTAAAATAATGTAAAGAAAATGCTATATAGATAGGAAGATAATGTATTATCAGAAATTAGAAGAAGTAGATAAAGAGCTAGAAGCAATAGAAGCTTGGCAACGAGAGCAATTAAAGAAGCTTTATGCTAAGACCGAAAAGAAAATAAAGAAAACAATGGCTAAGTTGGCCATCCATATACCCGAGGAGTTTAAAACAAAATGAAACAAGTAAAAGCAAGTCACGTAGATGCAGGTATCAAGGGATTGGCAGCTGGTGTAGTTAGCTATGCCGCTAACCAGTACGGTCTTAATGCAGAGTTAACAGCAGCAATTATTCCAGCAGTTGTTGTTGCCTTGTCTTGGGTATCAACCAAGGTAGGCGATAAGAACACAGCTTTGTTTGTAAAGTTTGCAACAGAAGCTCTAGCTAAAGCACCAGCCAAGAAGGCTGCCGCAAAGAAGAAGGCATGATGGATGATAAAGAAATAGCACTACGTTTGTTGCACTTAGTTGAAGAGAACTATGACATCGATGCTGTTGTTGTCGACTACAAGAAGGCTTTAACTGCATTGACTGGCAACGTTGAGATTAAACAAGAAAGAGTTACAGGCGGACGTAAGATTCCTATTCTCTCGAATGATGAAATTCAAATAAGATTAAATGAGAAATTGCGTTCAGCTTCTGCTGTAACAACGAGTTCAGTAACGTCGTTCTAATGTTAAAGAAGTTAATTAATATAACAGCCAGCCTGTCATTTACTTTGGCAGGTATGGTTGTTGTATTCATTACACTTAGTGGGGATACAAGAAGAATAGCTTTGATTTCTTCGGTGTCGGCATTACTAGTGCACTACACCTATGAAATTTTAAGGAGCGATAATGACTAAGAAGTATCAACCTTCACATGATATAGATACTAAAGCAGGACGAAGGATTAATTGGAAGCGCGACTTGGCTATTGGTCAAGAGCGGTGAAGACTTGTTTGAAGAGTTTATTAAATCATTAGATGATGCTGACTTTGAAATCAAGCGCGACATGTATCGTAACGGGCGCATGGTTGTAGAAGTAGAACAAAAGCCTAAAGATAAAGACTGGAAGCCATCAGGTTTAGCTGTAACTAAAGCTAAGTATTGGGTCTACATGTTCAGCGCAGATGCATACGCAGTGATTGAAGTTGCAAGACTAAAGAAATATTTAAAGATTAATAATAAGATTCCATTGAAAACATTTGCACCATACAGTGCTAACCCAACCAAGGGTTATTTGTTGATGGAAGAAGATGTAGTTAAACTCATGAGCTCAGAGCTCTACGACACCAAGGAGAAGAAATGAAACTGCCAATTAAAGATGTAGTATTATGCTCGCACCTAAAGAATGCTAAGCCAGGCCAGTTGGCTGAAGCTAAGCTGCGTAAGATTGAAGGTGGCGGCAAGCTTCACCATTGTGCAGCAGATGCATACGAAGCTATGGATGCTGCAGCAAAAGCAGAAGGAATAGAATTAAAGCCAACAAGTGCAGGTGATACTTACCGTACACTAGCAGCCCAGCTCGCTGGCTTTAACCAACGCTACCAGTTGGAGCCTATCGAAGGACAAAGTACCAGGACATATGAAGGTAAGAAATGGTATTTGAAGAAGGGGATGGCTCCACTGGCTGCGCCAGGTACTAGTAAACATAACTTACGGAATTGCCGTTGACATTGCCAATGCCTCAGGTCCAAGACTTGCGTGGCTAGTAAAGAATGCTCCTGAGTTTGGTTTCTCATGGGAAGTAGTGCCAGAAGAACCATGGCACATCCGTTACGTAGCAGGAGATGCTATACCAGCACGCGTTAAGGCGTGGAAAGACGCTCAGACAGCCTCCTAGAGGCCTCTCAGGGCATTATAGAATGATGTGTCCTGATGTGGTTTGTGACTGTAACTAAAACTATGGACTTTAACAATAAAGAAATACCTTTAACCTTTGACGAGCTAAGTCATTTAGTTCCAGCCGGCGTACCGGATAATCCATTCCAAGCTTTAATGGAGACTGCTCCCGGTGGCAATGTGCCTTTATCATATGAAGAGATAATAGATTTTAAAGAAGCTATTATTGATTGCATTGATATGTTGTCTGAACAAGATAGATTTATTATTGATGCTGTAACTTATGAGCGTGTTACTTTTGCGGAACTTGGTTCTCGCTTAGGCGTATCGTCTGTGCATGCATGGAGACTTTACAATGGTGCATTGAAGAACTTGAAACAGATTATGAGTATGCATGATGTATTCACAGATAGGTTTGACTTTGAATAATGATTGGGCACACCGAGTCTTTTCTTCTGCGGAACTAGAAGAGTTTGAATTAACATCTGAAAAGATTGTTTACAATGCAGAGAATGGTGTTGTATTAAACTTGGGCTTGTCTAACAATACTTGTATTGATGTTGTGCGCAACTGGGGTAAAGCTCATGCTGGTGATACAAATGCTCAGAACTTTATGCTTGAATTCTTTGATGGCTTTGTAGAATACATTGAAGATTATTTAATTGAAGAGGGAATTAACTTTACAGACGAACAGTAGCCTGTTATAATATTTACATATGAAGAAAGAAACTAAATATTATACATGTCGTGCTTGCAGTGCAAGTTTTAACCATACCATCAGGCAAGGTAGAGACCCGCAGTACTGCTCTGATGACTGCAGAGGCAAGAGCATAGACAAGACAGCAAAGCCAACGATATGGCATTTGAATTGCAAGGCCTGTAAAAAAGATTGGTCAATGGAACGCGTCAAACAAAGTGGACGCAAGCCACACTTCTGCCCTGACTGTTATGATGTAGCTAGTAAAGAACGTCATAATAAAAGACAGAAGGAACGTGACAGAAGTTATGTTCCTAAAAAAGAACGTGCTATAACTGAACAAAAGATGATTAAGTGGATACCATTTGAACCATTGATAAAAGTATTATTACAAGGTCATATTAAAGATGAAGACTGGGCTGTTGTAGATTCACGTGACCGCAGCACAACAACGTACATGGCAAACAAATTAGGTTTGCAATACAGTTCTATGTCTCGTTACTTAGAACCAGGTGCAAAGATTAACGCATACAAAGCTGATGAGTTTGCTATCCGTTTGCGGAATGCACCCTATACTTATCTGGGGAATGGATTTCTATAAACTTGAGGTAGTTGACTTTGAGGTAGGGGAGAGACAGCGTGCGGCTTCACGTAAGTCCATGGCGCTAGCCCGTGAGCGTCGTATAGATGCTTTGCTGCAGCAAGGTTACAGTCGAGAGTTAATAACAAAGGGAGGTCACCTCCGCAAACGCGACGTACCATCTCACGATGACCAGAGTTAATTTGTAACAAGCCTGAGTCCCAACTCTTATTTCTATTTAGGTGATAAATCATTTCACCTTTTTCATTCCACGTAGCATTAATTGCTTTGATGCGGCATCTTGATTCACGCCAAGCAATATAACTAAACTCTTTTACTGGCAGGCCAGCAGCTTTAATAGCGGGTTCCCACTTAGGGCAACTCTTGCTTTCAGCTGAGGCCGGCGATGGGAATAACATTAATAAAGATATGGCAATAGCCAATATAAGCTTACGCAATAGTTTTCTCCTTGTTAGGGGTTTATAATGAGAAGATTACTCCTCTGGATTTGTTCCAGATTCTTCTTTCTTCTTGCTCTTCATACCGTTGGACATAACAAGTCCACCCAAACTTCCAGTTAGGAAGACGGTAAGAGTCTTAAGCAGGTCAATGAACGCTGCATCGTTTGGGCTTTGTTTGTCTACGGGCTGTGTTACAAACATCAACGCATAAACAAAACCAAATACGCACACTGCAAATACAACAGCAAGTATTATACCTACTGAAAATATTAAACGTGCGTGTAGTTCTTCTCCAGAATATCTTTTAGGCTTAGCCATTTTTATTCTCCAATCAAATCTTTTGTACAAGTTCCTGATGGAGTGCAAACGGGTGGATTGCACTCCGTCTTTTCCCAGTTTTGCGGGTCTTGACATTCATATCTAAAACTCCCATCATATCCACAGCTAGCAAGTAACAGTGTTGAGATAAATATTATTCTTTTCATATTATTTATTTCTTGCTCTTGCTGCTATTTCTTCTAACCTTTTTGTAATTGCATCGATTGCAGCTTTTTGCTGAAAGTCTTGCAGTTCATAACCAGGTAAACCAAAGAATCTATACAGTGCTTGACGCGATGCTTCAGGTGTTTGTACGCCTTGTTCTTCTTGAAGGTAACTTGGTTTACCAAGTCCAATCAAATCTCTAATAGGTGCTGGTATTTGCTCTTGTGGTAGAGCTGCAATCTTGTTAGCAATTTCTTGTGGAGTTTCACTGCCAGTTAAACGAAGCAATGAACCCAAAGCCTGTATTGCGCCAATGCCTACGTTGCCTAACTTGCCTGCATAACCAATTTGTGGTAGCACTTCTTTTGCAACATATCTTGCTTGTGCACCAGTTCCTTCTTGGTAAAAAGGATTAAAGACTTGGCCACCAGTACTGAATCGTTGATTAATACCAGCTTCAACAAGAGCACGTGGGAATGGAGAAAGACTTGCTAAGATGCTACCTGGGTCAGTTAAATTACCAAATGATTCTTCTTGTCTTTGGAAACCAAAGTCAGGACTACCATAAATATTTCTACCAAATGGTAACTTAAATGATGATTGTAAATAATCAGGACGGAATTGGTCTTGCATTCCTTCTCTATCAGTTGCGTTTCTTGTAACGCTATTCCAAATTGCATAAGCACGGGGGTTAGCCCAAGCTGATTCTAATATTAATGGGAATGAACGTGATGTCCATGTCCAGAACGGAATAACTTGTTTAATGCTCTTATCTAACATTGACAAATCTTGATAGTCAATTAAATATTTTGCTGTGCGGGCAGAAGCTTGTTCTGGTGATAATCCTTTTGCAAGTCCATCGTATGTTAATGCAAAGCGTGACCAGTTTTCAACTGCGTTACCCATCTTGCGCGATAAAGCAAGAGGCGTACCAAGTTTGCGTGATACTTCAGCCAAATTACCAACAGCTCCTTCTGTTCTTAACTGTTGTCTACCAGAAATTCCAAGCTTTCCCTCTCCACTAAATACATCACCAATCTGGCCAAATCCTGACTGTTGTGTTCCAAACAAAACATCAGCAATAGTTTTATCTGTTGCAGCATTAACTACACCAAGTGGGTCTTTACCAAGAGCTTTATATTCTGCACTCACCAAGAAGTCCATTACAGTTTTATTGCCAGCTGATAATTCTTCAATTGCTTGACGCTGTGCAAATGTACCAGCAGGTGTTTTAAGCCATGCTTCGATAGTGTCATCTGTTGCACCTGGCCCTAGCACACGTTTTGCTGCATCTGTAGCAGCTTTAGTTAAAGCTTCATCTCCACCCAAACCAATAACTGATTCTAAATTATTTTTCTGTAAGAACTTAACATAAGCTTTATATACTTTCCTTGCGCGTCTCATTGTAATTGGGTCAGCACCAGCAGATAACATAAAGAATACGTTTGACATTCCGTTGCGTATATGGAATCCAGGAGTTGCGGTTACCCAACCCTTAAACATCTGAGTTGTATCTCTATACCATTGCGGCATTGCTTGAGCAAATGCTGGGTCTTCTAATCTTCTGAAATTAGAAATCATTTCTTTTATTTCTGGCGAAGCTAATAAACCAGGATAGTTCTTGGCATTAACTTGCAAGAATGCTGTAGCATTGTCTAAAAATAAAGGAACAGTCCTCGCCCATTTATCTGGAGGAACATTTTCAATAGCAACTCTAAGGCCTGCAGCTTCATTTTGCAGTGAATCAAATAATGCTTTTGCTTCAGCAGTAATAGCTGCACCATAGCCAGCTGGTACATCAGGTGCTATTCTTTGTAAATCTAATATTCTTTGTTCAAGGTCATTAATCTTTTGATTTGTAAAATCAGAAAATACAGCTTGTCCTTTAGCAGTTTTTTTAGTTACATCATCTTGTAATTTAATTATTTCATCTCTAATAAATTCAAGTTCAGTTTTTAATTTAGGAACACTATTGAGTGCTTCAATACGAGCAGGAGACAATATTTCTGTTGCTGCATCTACGAATGGAAGCAGCTTTGATGGTGGACGTACACCAAACTCAGCCTTAATTGATTCTTGAGTTATTCCTTCTTGGAATCCTTTACCTGCAAATGGACCAGCTCCTTCGGCTTCTACAATTGAGTTAAGATAAGAACCAGGTGTTCTTCCACCTTCAACCGCTCCTTCTGTTACTTTAGCTAAATTGTATAACCATTCTGAAAATGCTGTATCTCTTGCAAAGCCTTCACCATATTTTACAAATGCTTTCTCTGCATTAGTTTCAAAGAAATCATAATTAAGTTTTCCATATTTGCGGGCAATCTCATTTAATCTTCTGATGCCTCCAGCAACATCTGCTGGTTTTAATGTATAGCCAAAGAATTTTTCACCAGCTTTTAATTGGCGCAAATTAGAACCAGCTAATGCATATCCTCTGTCAACACCAAGAGCTTCTAAAACATCATCTCCAATTTCATTAAAGAATAATGGTTCACTTACTGCTCTACGCGCTCTATCCGAAAGAGCATGTGGGAACCATGCTGGGTTTTTAGCCAATGGTTTAATCGTTCCCAAGGCTCCATCCATATCCCTAACCAAGCCAGGGCCCATCGCGGGAGTTCCTCTGCCGGCAGCAAGTTGTGCACGTTGGTGTATAAAGTTTGCTCTTTCATAAAATTCATCACCAGCTAATCTTAACTTTTTTGCAACAGCAAGTTCTGCATCTGTTACTTCTCTACCAACAGCAGCTGAAGCAGCAGCAGCATCAAATGTATCATCTAATAAATTAGTAATCTTAGGATTATCCAATAAATCATAAACAGTATTAGAATATGTAAAGAAGTTTTCATCCTGAAGTACCGGGCGTAACAGTCTTTGTGCTTCAGTTGTTGATTGAGATTTCAATCCTCTAAAAGCTTTATCCATTGCAAGAAGTTTAACAAAGTCATTTGCTACTTCACCAGTCAATTTCTTACCATTGTACGTACCAGTGCGCAATGCTACGCGCATAGCTGCAACATCAGCAGAACCAAATACACCGCCTTCTCCAACAGGAGTTATGTTTGCCATTATTGCACGGCCTGGTTCACTACCAAAGAATCCATTAGTAAGTACCTTTACAGTTTTACCTACACCTGGAATTGTAATTGGAATTCCTTTTCCACCAACACGCAAAGTAGTAAACGTTTGACCAAGAGCATTACCTAATGCTTCTGTATAAGGAAGAACTACTTTTGCATTACCTACACCAAATCGCAAACCACCACGAGCACCAAGAACTTCTGCCACTGGCCCGCGCAATGCACTATAACCACGTGTAGCAATGTCTCCAATTACATCATCGGTTAATGTAGCTACAGCATACTCATTGCCTACAGATGCCGCAGTTTCACGAACTTCACGTGCAATTTGTGCAAGTTCTTCACGGCTACGAGCACCTAAAACACGTCTTGGTCCTACGCGCTGATTTGTAATAATAGCTTGGGCAGCTTCTTGTTGAGCAGGTGTAAGCCCTGCTGTTGCTCCAGATGATGGTCTAACACCAAATGGACCAGATGGAACTCTTGCTGGTGTTGGAATTGCAGACAATGCTTCTTCGGCTGATGCTCTAGCAAGAGCTGCACGTGATGCTAGTTCAGCGCTATCGGTAACACCTTCTCTTGCTGCATCGTCTCCAGCTTTTGCTAATTGCTGTGCAGTAGCTTTTGCTGTTTGTTTTGTTGTTGCAACAACACCGGCTTTAATACCTTGTTCTGCAACTTCTTTAACAATATTGCCAGTGCCGGCAGTCAACCAAGTAACTGGGTCAAAAAATATGTCACCGAATAAACCAATGCCACGGTCAGCCCATTTATTACCAGTTAAATCTTTTCCTATTAAGGTACCGAAACCAGTGTTTACATCGCTAACTTGGTCTGACCAATCTGACCAACTCCACCCTGCTTTTTCTCCAAATCGATTAGTCTTATTTCCTCTTATTTGGGCAAGCAAATCACCAGTTTCTCTCATTGTAGAAAGAACTGCACGACGACCAACATCAATAGTTTGCAATGGTTTAATAACAGTTTCCATTACTGGTTTAAATTCACCTTTACCAGGAACAATATCAAAGTTAATTACTTTACCAAGACCCTTCAATGCCCAGTTAGGTTCTTTCTGTTCAACAATATCGGTTATTTGTTCTTGAGGAACTCCATATGCACGAGCTGTTGCTTGTGCTGCAAGCATTTGTCCACGAGATTCTCTTATGTCTGGTGATTGTACATAGCCACCAGATGTACCCTTTGGTACTTGTGGCCCTTGCACTAGACCAGTTGGTCTAGGAAGAATAGTTGATGGAGTAGATGGCACTTGTGTTTGCGTTACTGGAGCAGGTGCGATACCACTACCACGTGCAGGAATAGTAGACGGAGTTGGTGCAACGGGGGCTGTTGTTGCAGTAGGAGAAACAGTATTGCCACTGCCACGCGCAGGGATAGTAGGCGTAGGAGGAGGAGTCGTTCCTGGTTTAATTATTCGTGGTGCCATTATTATTTAAAGCTCTTGTCCTTGAGTGACTGTCTTCTAATTGCTTCATCTTTAAATGGATTAGCTCCTGATTTTGTAAATAAATTAAACACTTTGTCTTCAACTTGCAAAAGAGGGTCACGAGGTGGAGCAGCTATACCAGCAGCTGCAGAACTTTGTGGGCCTTTTGTTCCATATGTTGTCTGAAGTTCTGTTTTAGTTTTAGCAACTTTTTCTTCTTGAGCTTTAAATACTGGTTCCATTTTTTTATACTCTTCACCCAAAACTCTTGCTACTGATGGATGAGTTTTAAAATCAATAATACCTTTAGCTAAATCAGTTGTTTTACCGTATTTAAGATTAGGATGCGGTATTTGTGCTTTATAATATTTGTCACCTTCAAGAAATGAAAATTTTAATTTAGCTTCTTCTTCAGCTTGTCTAGCGTCTTCTGCGGCATACTTATCAACTAAATCATTTGCCGAACCAGGTAACAATTTATTATTAATTGTATATGTAGTACCGTCAGGTGCAACATAACTTCCTGCTAATACTTCTTCTTTTATTTGACCAATTGGTTTTTGATATAAATATATATTACGAACAACATACTGGTCTATGTTATCTGTAGTTGGGTCAGCTGGTAAAGTATTTATTACCTTAAGTAAGTTTGGTGCTACGTTTCTAAAAGATGATTGTCTTATTGTATTAATTTTTTGTGGG